ATTGTATTTGGTTAGGCATAAATTATTTGATGAAAGCATTACTCGCAGAAATTGATAGGGGTCTCGCGTTCACCTGTTATTGGAGATATGGCAAAAGATTCCTTACATATTTGCAGGTTTAATAGATGTATCTATTGTACTATGCTCTATCCTTTGCTGCCTTAAATACATCTCATGGCCTTTCGCTATGATGTAAGCCACCGAACCACGGGCAACACCGCACGCCTTGGCCACATCGTCGAGGCTAAGGTTACGCTCACGGAGATCGTAGGCCTTGCGACACACGTCTGCATCCTGGGCGGTGGCGGTGATCTCGTAGTCGTCCTCCTCATCAATCACCACCATGGGCGTGCCTAGGGCACTGAGCTTGACGCTGCGAGGGTAGGACATCCAGCCACGCTTGATCGCCAGGGCAACCAGGTTGGGGGCTTCGTGCAGGAGTTTGATGCGGTCGAGGTCGTAGGGTATTTTCATTGGAAGGATGGTGATGGGTCGGTGAACCGGCAGAACTGGCCTTCGTACCAGAGGGGGACGAGGCCGCACTCGCCGTCTCGTTGTTTGGCGACAGCGATAATGGCCTCGCCGTTGGGTTGGTTGCGCTCCCGGTTGAGCAGCAGCACCAAGTCGGCGTCACGTTCGATCTGTCCTGAGTCGGCCAGGTCGGTGAGTCTAGGCACCCGGCCTTTGTCCTTTTCGTTCTCCCGGTTGAGTTGAGCCAGGGCGACCACCGCGGTCTTGGTGTCGTGAGCCACGGCCTTGAGTCGGCCGGATACCTCGGCGATCTCGTAGGTTTTCTTTTCGGCTGCCTTGCTCCCGTGGATCTTCTGGAGGTAGTCGACCAGGACGAGTTTGACGCCCCATTTACGGACAGCCCGACGGATCACAGCGGTGATGGTGGCGATGCCGGACACACCGGAACCGGAGACAAAGTAGATCGGGCTGCCGGCCACCTTAGCGGAGGCACTGGCCATAGACTTCATTCCGCCTTCATCGAGGTCGCCGGTCTTGATGTCCTGCATTGGAATGGATCCTACAGTAGAGACCATTCTCCGAACGATAGACTCGTCGGACATTTCCAACGAGATAAACAGGGTCGGCACCCGGTGCTCGATGGCTGCTGCCCGGGCTATTGCGATGGCGATGGCGGTCTTTCCGATGCTTGGCCTGGCCGCAATGATGGCCAGCTCGCCATACTGAAAGCCGTCGGTCATTGCGTCCAGGCGCCGGAAGCCGGAGGTTATGCCGGACAAGTGGCCCTTCCTGGCGAACCGCTCCTGGGTAGAGTCGATGAACCGACTCACTACCGACTTGCAGGGTTGCACCTCTTCCTTGGATGCCTCAACGGTGAGCCCTGCTTCGGCATTTGCGACGATTTGATCCACAGACAGGGTGGAGACAGCGGAATCGCGAATTAGACGGTCACCGGCGAATCGTAACTGCCGGCGGTGATGGGCCTCGAGGACAGCCTTGGAGAACTCGGGATAGTTGGACGGGCTGGCGCAGATCTCGTCGCACTTGTTCAGAGCCTCGAAAGGCACAGGAGTCTGGCCCATTGTGCGCTTCCACTCCTTGACCACGGTCGTCATGTTGACCGGATCGCTCTTGGCAACGAGGTTTTTGGCAATCTCAAACACATTGTACAGATCGCTGTCCTGTATAGCCTCGGTGGGGATTTTGGCGAATACCTCGTGGCAGACATCAGAGCCACCGGATAGGCAGGCGCCCAGGAGGCCGAACTCGTCGTCCTCGGCAAAGTAGGGGTCGCTCATTGCCAGTTAGTGATGTCGGCGCTGATAGCGCCTGGGTTGTTGTTGCCGGAGATCAGATCGCTTTGAGTCTTGTCGATCTCACCGTTCCAGTTGTTCAACAGGGTCATCAGCTCACGTCGAAGGTATTTGTCGTCCGACTGGTACCGTGCCTCTAGGGCAACCAAGTCTTCCTCTGGAGTGTTAAAGTCGAAGATCTCTTTCAAGGCCTTGATCTCTTTCGCACTCCACTGGGTGCTGGGTCGACGGCGGATCATTGCACCGACTCGTAGGCGGAAGGCTTCCAAGCCAGGACTCAAGACCTTCTCTTTCTTTGTATCTTCTATAGGAGACGGAGATGGAGACGGAAAGCATGCTTCTGGTACCGAACTGGCATACGCTTCGGCATCTTCTTGGTAATGCGTTGGCAATGCGTTGGCATCCTTGTTCCACCGTAAATTGGCAATATCCCTCTGTTTTTCGCTTCTTTCCCTCTGTTTTGATCGTTCGACCTCTAAGCGCTGGTTCCGGTAGTGGCCGTCATCTCCAAGCTGGAACTTGCTTTGGCATATGCCTTGGCAATGCGTTGGCATACCGAGGCATATTCTCTGAATGTCGAGTTCGGTGACGGAGCCTTTGGACCATTGCAGGCACAACAGGCTGATGTAGGCACCACGCTCCTCGTTGGTCATGGTCATGGTGCCTGCCAGGAAGTCATCGGCGTAGAACTGGAAGGCTGGCGCTCTTCCTTTTGGTTTGGTGTCTTTCATGTATCAAACGGAAAACCCCACCCAATCCGCGGTGAGAACTCCCGTACAAGCAACGGGACGTGACACGGAAAGAGTGGGGAAAAGTGGGTTGAACATGGCTTGTAGTTGTGGTGTCGACGTTGGCTTCTCACGGCTCACGCTGACGGTCTCTATCTATCTGGTGTCCTGGTCGATGTCCAGCCCTCAGTAGGCCGGCATAAGTATATCCGCCACCGCTTGGGTGAGCTTCACATCCTGGATGCAGTAGCTGATGGCCGCCTGCCTGTCGGTGTTCCACAGCAGGCTGAAGTCGGCGCCGCTGCCTGACTTCTCACCGAGTCCCAGGTGCCTTGAGATGGACGCAAGGCTGCCGTGAGCCCGGTTGTCCCCGAGCTGCCACACCTCTCGGAGATCGACCACCAGCTCCGACCAGTAGCGGCCGTTCCTTAGCCAGTAGGGCGGCATGATCTTGTGGCGCCAGGAGCGTTTGATCAGGAAGGGCAGGTCGAAGGCCTTGATGTTGAAGCCGATGAGCTGAGGCTGTCGCTCGTAGTAGTTGAGCAGCGCCCACCATTGTCGCAGCAGGTGGGCCTCGCCGTCGGCATCGGCGCACAGGATGTTCTGCTCCTGGTGATCGACCCGGTAGCCGATGCACAGCACCTGGCCCGATAGTGCGTCCAAGGCGGCATTGCGGATGTAGTCGGCCGTGTGGCTCTCCTCGGCCTTCTGGAGCTTCTCGGCGATCAAGTCGGGGTTCTTGATGTTGCCGAGCTTCACGTCGGCTGGGTTAAAGGCTGGGATGTTGAGCTGCTCGAGCGGTAGAGGCCCGGTCTCGATGTCGAAGTAGATGTTTGGATTGGCTGGCATTTGTCAGAGTTGTTGAGAGTTGTTGCGCGTTTGTCGGCCGATGCGCGCCCCCGGCACTACGAGTCCCCGACAGCAACAGGCTGCCGGAAGGTGGTCAGATCTTTTTGCCGCAATGTGGGCAAACGAGGAAGTTGATTGGCTCCCGGGTGGTCGGTACTTCAAGCCATTCGCAGATCTCGAAGTAGCTTACCCAACCGAATCCGCGAACAGCTCCTGGTCGAAGGTGGCCGGTGTTGTAGAGTTGCAAGGCCTCGTCGCGGCTTTTGACGCACAGCCTTTCGAGGGTGTTGAACGTCCTGACCGTAAACGGGAATCCCCATTGGCGCAGGATCTCCTCATGCATCTCGGCCGACTGCTCGATCTGTTTAATGCGCTGGCGAGACAGGTTAAAGTGCTGCCCGATCTCCTCGAGGGTCTTGCCTTCGGAGCGCATCCGAACCACCTCGGGCACTTTGTCGACCAGTTTGACGTAGGGCTTTCGGGTTTTCATTTTAGAATGGAATGTCTGAATCGGTGGGATCTTCCTGGGCGTTGATCTCATCGATGCGCTTGGTAATGGCAGCGATAAGCTGGATGTCCTCCTGGGTCTTGCCCGGGCTAATCTTAGCCTTAGGCAGCCAGCGCTCGGCCAGGCCTCGCACAGCGTCGTCGGTCAGCTCCGAGATCGGCACACCCTTGAACTTGCCGACGTGTACCTGGGTGGCGCTTAGGTCAGGCGAGCGTTTGGTTGAACCGTCAGGAGTGATCGTCTTCACCTGGTCGTCATCCTTGGGCGGCCTGTCTTCCATCCGTACCCACAGGCCCGAGGGCTTGAGCGGCTCGCCGTTTTTGTGAGCCATGATCAGCTTGATGTTCGAGAACGTCTTGGTGCCGTCCTGGCTCTGCTCATGGACGATCACCACGGTAGCCGGTCGGCCGATAAGGCTGTCCAGGTCGAGGCTGGTGGTCTCCTCGGCAGTGAGGGCCCGACCGTGCCAGTCCTTAAGGAACTTGGTCAGGCCGGCCTTCTCGTGCAGGCTGGCGGTCATCGGCGCCGTCATGACCACCCAGGGCTGCACCGGGTTGCGTGTCTTGTCGATCATGTCCAACTCGAACGCGATCTTAAACTTTTGCTTTGGCCCATACTCGGTCTCATAGGTCTTTAGCGGTGTGATGTCGACGCACACCGCGCGGCCGGTGTACTCAGGGCACGGTGTAAAGGTGCCGCCTGTTTGTTTTGTTGATACTGTGATTCCCATGTTGTTGCTGTGTTGTGTTGTTGTTACTTAGAGGATTGCTTTTCAACCTCCGAAAGCTGTTTAGCCATTCTGTCATACTGCGACCAGTACTCAGGCCAGGCCGCCTTGATCTTCGCCAGATTCTCTGGGTCTGCCACGAGCGCCGCGGCGCCTAGTTTGCGAACGAATGACCCGCCATATTCGATCATTGTGAAGGCTACATCAAAGTCTTTCATTGGATAATGAAGTCGAAGTTGGTTTTCCAAGAGTCGCCCAGGCGATTGTAGGTGTCGTGCTTGATCTTCCAGAGTTTAGGATTGCGAGTCGTTCCAGTGTGTCTGCACCGGATTCTGACATCGATGTCCTGTATTGCGACGTTCCGCAGCCGGTGGTCTTCCGGCAGTTCGTGAAGGTGTTTCATTTTATTTGGTTCATGGTTTAGGGTGTATCACTCACGCTATTTGTCCTCCCGCCAGAGCAGCAGATCCGCTCGCATTGCGTCGTTCTCCTGCTCCAGTTGTTTCACCCGATCCTCCAGCTTACGGACATCGAGAGCGATTGCGCGGAGTTGGCGGCGGTCGTTGTAATCGGCAAAAGCCGGCAGGTCCAAGATTCGTTGTTCTACGCTCACGGCTTGTCCTCTTTGGCTGTGGAAATTGGCTGTTTCAACCACAACGCTTCCTCCAACTGTTTGATGCGCTCGCCCCTGTCCTCGTACAACGCAACGTCAGCGACTAACACTGCGTACTGGTTCTTCGCGTCCATTAGATCCTCCTCCAACCGCTTGATGCGCTCACGCGCCTCTTGAAGCTCCCACGCAAGACCTCCAATCACATTGTCTCCAGTGACATCTCGCCACTCCTCGCCATAGCGAAGGACGCGGGTTGTGCCAGTTGGTGCTTGAATGACAGTATACTTGCCATCACAAATGGATATATTTACTCCGCTCACGGCTTGACCTCCTTCCATTTGAATTGAGTTTTGCCAGCGCAATCGACCGCCAATTCAGCATGGCCCTTCTTCACGGCTTCTTCTTTCATTCCAGATTCACCCAAGTAAGCTCCAAAAAGAATGCCCAAGAAGAAAAGTGTTGATTCGACTATTCGATACAAGTGCTGTTTCAAAAAACTGCTCATGGTTTGTCCTTCTTCGCTTTATCCCACTCTCTAACTTTTTCGTGATAATCGGTGCTGTTTCTATGGCTCAATAAGCAGTCGCCAGCTTGAACCAACCGCTTGATGCGCTCGTTCAGCCGATGGATTTCATCAGCCGCTGCGGTGTACATCTTGGCGCGGTTGAACCACCCCACTTCTCGAAGTGACTGAGCGTCATTTCGCAGTTGTTCTTCGAGACTCACGGCTTGGCCTCCCCTCTGGCTTTGTTCCACAGATCAACTTCGTATCCAAAGCTTAGTTCGTAGGCCATCAAGTCACCTCCTGTTTCAAGCGCGGCAACGTAGTCGTATAGCTTTGAGATGCGCTCGTTGGCCGCGTTGAGTTCGCGTTCAATGTCGCAACCGACACGGTAAACATCTCCCGTCATATGCTCCATTGCAGCCATCTGTGCCGCTTTCATGCGCGGCGTCTCACCGATCATTTTCGTGACGTCAGGAATATGATCGCTCACGGCTTTGCCTCCTTCCCAATCTTCGCGTCATCCCAGCCCTGCAATAGGTTGTCCATTCGAGTAGTCCTCATGCTCGGAGATGGAGGGTTGATGAATGCGTACATCGCGTTGCCAGCTAGTTCCAGTTGGCGGATGTGTTCGTTGTAGTACTTCCGTTCTCCCTCCAGCTTGTCCCACAAAGCGCGGAGACGGTTTTCGAGTTCGGTGACGTACTTTTCGCGTTCTCTCAAAGAGTTCTGAAGCGATTCAATTTCCTGAAGATGCAAGCTCACGGCTTGGCCTCCTTCCATTTGGACCTTTTGGCTT